CCGACACAGAAACTTGATTAAAGAGCAAGGAAGTGGCATCATCAACGCCAACCACATTGTCATCTCCGTACGTGCACAGGAATACATGCTCCCACATGTTCTTGTAATCATGAGTTGCGTCACAGTAGCAGGCTGTCAAAGCAATGAGTGCATACATGCTGTTCACAAGGGTGGTCAACGGATGGCCACTGGGCATGCACTTATTCCATTGCACCACTGTGTCGAGCTCGGCACCCACCCCAGTAACGTGCCGTGAGTGTATCAGGTCTAACCACAACATGTTGCGAACCACATCATCCTGGGGATTATGATCGGGGTTTTGGTAAGCATACCACTTATTGATATACTTGAGTATTAGATCCAAAATATAGGGCTGCACGCTGGCGTCGTAACGCTTAAAGTCGCCTGCAAAGACACGCCCACCTTTCGACGTCAGTCTATTGGCAAGGTCGGCCCAATCACGGTAAGGATTGATGCCGGGAGCCATACCTGAACGTGTGTGAGAAGCAAAACTCGCAGCAATGAACGCTCCAAAGTACATACGTACACATAGAACGTAGTCAAGCTGCGCGCTGCAAATCGCGCGGGTGGCGCAAGTCCGGACTTTTTCAAGGGGCCGGGTCTCATCCTTGAGAAAGTCGACGAACAAGACTGCCGGACGCTCATTCGCGCGGCACATAGCTTCCATCTTCAACGTGTCCGCCTCGAGCTCGGCAAAAGCAGGGGCAGTGAAGTCAAACTCACCGTCCTTACCAAAGAAATCACCCTTGCCGTGATGATTCTTTATCCTGTAGAAGTAACCGGGCGATGTAGTACGCTTGACTGGCTTTAACTTGTAGCATGGGGGGGGGCTAGCAGCTTCACGAACTGACAGGATCTGCTTCCCATAACCCACAGTGTTATCCCAATGCTTCCTGAGTGCCATCTCCACTACTGCATCCGCTCTGTCTATGCCTTCCGTGCGCAAAGGCGACTGATAGGCGCGCATGGCCTCAACAGCCGGAATTAGCACCTCACCGTCCACAACAGTTGGGGACAATCGCGCGGGGGCCGCAGGACATGGGCCCAACACATCGGCTTCCTGCATCGGAGAAGGAAATATCTTACTCTTCTTGCTTGTGTGTATCGACCTGTCCACCAGACCAATTGGCACGAAATTGCCGCCAACGAGGCCACTCTGCATCACTCCTGCAACTTGGTTAGCGTCCATCGTTGCGAGGGTCACCCCTTGCTTTGCAAGCTGATCCTCAAAGTCATCGCGATGAGCCCCCAAATGCTCGCGCGCCGATATGACTGCCTCACGGGTTATCACGGCAGCATAACCACGCCTCGTGATTATGCCAACCTGCCCGGCAACATGAATGCCCAACAAACCTGAGCCACCATAATGTTTAGGCTCGCATATGGTAAGCGGAGCACCGCAATCACCATTCTCTGTTGGCGCGTTGTACTCACAGAGGCCAGAGATGTTGCCTAGCTTTGCAACAGTGAGAGCTCGAGAGTGGAACGCGCACTCATTGCAAACGAAAGTGCGCCGAGCCAATGGCTGAGATGGGCTCTCAGAACGGGCCGGGTCCAACCTGACACAGTTGTTCGAATTGCGGAAAAACTGCTTGAGGGAGCTCTCCGTCAGAAAGTGGTTACGAATACTCCTGTGTGCATTCGGCAGGACCTTCTCGAACCGAACAAAGTTGATGTCTGTATCCTTCATCCGAACACTAGGAAAGGCTAGAAACCGAG